GACCTTCCGGCTCTCCGGAAGCAGCCGACCTTCCGGCTCTCCGGAAGCAGCCGACCTTCCGGCTCTCCGGAAGCAGCCGACCTTCCGGCTCTCCGGATGCAGCCGACCTTCCGGCTCTCCGGATGCAGCCGACCTTCCGGCTCTCCGGATGCAGCCGACCTTCCGGCTCTCCGGAAACCCCATCGGATTCGAACTATCGACGAAATCGTAGGGGCGGGGATAGGGGCATTAGGCACCTGACTCAATTGAATAAAAAAATAAAAAACAACTTCCATTTCTACAACTATTCGTCTACACTTATCCTTTACCCAAACAAAGGAACCTCCACATGTCCATCGAAATCAACCTTTCCGAAGTAAACCCAACACCTCGTCCGCGCGACGCGATCCACGTTGCGGTGGTTCAGGTGATTGCTGGCCAAATGGATCTCAAGGTTGGTCATCGCATTTATATTTCAGGCAACAATCGTGGTTTCCCTGTGGCGTATAATTGGAATCCAACTTCGCTTGTTCCGTCGGATGGTGTTGTGTCTCCATTCATCTACATGGACAGGCATTTCATTCAGAAGGGCGACACCTTCTGGATGATTATGAATCCAAGCAGTGTTACAGATCTTCGCCATGCGTGGAGTCATCCTTCAATTCCTGAAGATCCTTCTGTCGAAGCGAATACTTACGACGACGAATGCCGAGGCTGCGATGGATAAACATGCCCAACCAACCCCCGGATCCCCCGCCGCAATCGCTTCCGGCTGTCTCTGCCCGATCTACGACAACCATCAGGGCACAGGTCGCCCCTCTGGTGACGGCACATACACATTCATCCACTCGGGCAATTGCCCGCTGCATGGTTTCACCCGTCCGCCTCATTCCACCACCACAATCGACAGTTCAGGAGTCCAGCGATGATCCGCATTTTCCTCGCGATCGCCATTCTGCTCGCAGCATCACAAACCTCCCTCTCAGCCACGAAGAAGCCGACACCCAGAGAACTGTACCTCGCTGATCAGGCTCGTCACCGTGCCCAGCGATCTGCGCCTCCGAAGGTGGAGTTCGACGGTGTTTATTACTGGAATGAGGCGGGGGAGTGTGTCGGGATGAAAACGCGGTGTAAGCCGTGTAGAATTGGGCGATAAGATGGACGTGCATGTGAAAATATTGCTCGTCGTCTTGGTTCTGTGTGTAATTTGCAGCGGCGGAGAAGATTCGTCGCTGTTTGGGGATTAGTTTTTGAAGTGCGTCAGTTCAACAGCCACAAGCCGAAGGGTCAGAAATGTCGAAGCAGTTTCGTTTCAGGATTAACGTCGAGTGTGACGTTCAGAACGCGGATTCCGAGTCGATTGCCAGGACAGCAGCGTTTGCGTTGCTCACTCAGATGCAGTCAGAGAAGAAGCGAGGTCGTCCGTCATCGGATGTGAAGGCGACGATTACAGGGGTAAGCATTGAGCCTCCGGTTCCAGTTTTTATTTCGTCAGAAGACATGAAGAAGCGACTTAAGGAATGCGTCGACAATACTTCAGTTGATGTAACCGAGTAGTTCTCCCCGAAAGCAGTCAGCGATTCCCCCGAATCGCTGGCTGCTTGTTTATTGAGTGTTCCGATGAAACTCTCCGACCCACAATACCGCGTCCTGCAATCGCCTGCCGAGTGGCTGATCTATGGCGGCGCAGCAGGTTCCGGGAAGAGCCACATTGTGACGCTCGACATGCTCAGGCATTGTCAGGGGCCGCATGCGAATCCGTTGTTCCGTGGTTTGATCATGCGTCGAACTTATCCGCAGTTGACCAAGTCAGGAGCCCTGCTGGATCACTGCAAAGAGATGTATCGGCCTTATGGTGCGATTTACAATCACACTCGCAACGAGTTTGAATTCCCGTGCGGTGCTAAGATTGCCTTGGGGTCTTGTCAGTTCGAAAAGAACCTTGAGGACTATCAGGGAGCCCAGCTTGATGCATTGGCGATCGACGAGGCGACACAGTGGCCGCTCAAGTTCGTGCAGTACCTCTGGGGGCGATGCAGATCGAAGTCCGGGATCCAGCCGAGAATGAAGTTATCCTGCAATCCGGATAACGATTCGTTTCTCTATCGTTTTCTGTACTGGTGGCTTTCACCGGAGACGGGCCTGCCAATACCTGAGCGGTCAGGAGTTATTCGGCATTTCCGGTACGTCGAGCCGGATTTTCACTGGTACGACGAGCCTCACTACGAGATCAACGAAGAAACCGGCGAGAACGAGTGTGTTTCGACATCCGCGACGTTCATCGGCGCGACACTGCGAGACAACACACATCTGATGCAGTCCGACCCGACATATCGCCAGCGACTCGAGGCGATGTCAGAAGACGAGCGAGACCGCTTCCTGAACGGCTGCTGGTTGGTGTCGTCGAAGACGGGTGCCGAGTGGGATAGAGAACTGTTCACGGATATTTACATCCCGCTCGAGAAGTTCCCCGTCCCGAAACATGCCAACGACATCGTCCGAATGTTCTGCGTCGACCCAAGCAAGGGTCGCTCCGTCAAGAAGGGTGACTATTCGGCAATTGTCTGTATGGCACAAACGTCAGAACTGGCGTACGTCGACGCGGATCTCAAGAGACGATCGCCGTCGGAGATTATTGAGGACTTGTTCCTGTTCTGCGAGCAGGATCACCACCGGATCAGATCAGGCGACCTGATTGGGATTGAATCGACGCAGTTTCAGAGTATTTTTCGCGACTTGATCATGAACTACGCGGCGAATCACCCGGACTACGCCCTGTCGAAATATTTGATGTCTGGAGGGATCATTATTCCGGTCGAGGACATGCTGAAGAAGGAAATGAGGATCCGGAGAGGACTGGACAAGCGGCTGACTCAGCGAGAGTTCCGGTTCCTCGAGAATCCGGGGACGACGCTTCTGCTGCAGCAGATTAAGCAGTTCGACGGAATCCCGGGGGTCGGGAAGCACGACGACGGGCCGGATGCATTGGCGATGTGTACTCAGTTGCCGAGATATGAGCAGGAATACTGGGAGAATCTGAGGAAGGAGAAGTGACGTGAGTAAGCGAGGATGCGGTCATTGCCGCGAAAAGTCGGATCCGGTTGAGTTTGCGATTCAGACGATCTCTATGGTCGTCGACCAATCGTTTCAGCAAAATGCGAACGTAGGAATTTACCGGCGAGCAGTGAGATCGACGTTTTGGTGGTGGAGGTTTCTTCGATGATCACGAAGTACCAGTATTCGGCGACCGTCATTTCGATTTACGACGGCGACACGATCACTGTGATGGTCGACCTTGGGTTTGGGTCGCACACGAAGCAGAAACTGAGACTGGCGCGGATCAACACACCGGAAGTCAGAGGCCCGCAGCGAGAGCAGGGGATTGCGGCGAGGGACTATTTGATCGCCCTGATGCCGGTCGACTCTGAGATCGACGTGAGGACGATCAAGGACAGTCAGGAGAAGTATGGCAGATATCTGGCAGAGGTGTTCAAGGACGATATTTGCGTGAATGACCTGCTCGTTCAGGCCGGAATGGCGGCATACAAGTCGTACTAAGATGAAGGAAAGTGAAATGAGTGAAGGCGACTTAATCGAATCCGTTGTTGAAATGTTCGGCCAGAAGAGGCTCTGCTTCGTTGAGCATTTCGGCTTTCCAATGAAGGAGTACCCAAAGAGCAAGACTTTGTGGGTTGAGCGAGCAGAAGACTACTACGGTCAGGATTCCTACCGACAGCCGTACTGCATTTTGACAAGAGAAGAGTGGCTGGCGGGGACTCTGATTGCCAATCAGCAGGAAAAGCCGTAATCTGTCGTCGAGGAGACATCAGATGGCATATGCGAACGGTTTGTCGACGACGTGGGTGATTGAGAACGAGAAACTGGCAATCGAAGCCACGAAGGCGGCTGCGCGGATCTTCGAGGAACTCGGAGTCAGTTGCGGCGGAGTGAACGCGAACGGCGATCAGCTTCCGTTCGGTGGCGACGAGCCGTTCGAGAACATTCAGGATGTCCGGGAGGCGATTGTTCTCGGGGACCAGCTTGGCAGAATGCCCTGGGGCACGAACGCTAAGGACAATCGGTCCTACTACATCGCCGACACAGGGCATTCCGTCACCGTCAAGCCGAAGGACGAGAATCAGCCGAACTCAGAGTCGGTTCGCAAAGTGGAGGCGTTCCTCGAGATCTGGATGGCCGAGAATCAGTGGCAGAACCGGCAATCGGAAGTCAGCCAGCGATGCGACCGTCACGGCGAGGTGTTTGACCTGCTGAGTTACGACGACGACGGGATGATCCGGGTTTACTTCGGCGAACCACAAGATCTTGACGACGACCCGAAGAGCAATTTCGTGGATCCAGACGACGCGACGAAGGAATACTTCGATTCGCTGGGCGTGCGGAAGACGAATGACGTGCGGGCAAAGCCGGTCGCGTACTTCCTCAAGGATGTTTGGTATCCGGACCTGCGATTCGTCACGAAAATGACGAAGGACGGTGGGCTCGCGAACTTCCGTGGCGACAACATCCCGTTGATGGAAGAAAGTCAGGATCGCATTCTGGTTCAGCATCGCAAGAGAAACGTGCTGTCAGCAGATCCTCGGGGATTGACGCTGTACTGGCCAGTCCGCGAAGAACTGATCTTCGCTAAGAAACTGTTGGCCAATCTGATGCGAACGAGTTCGTTTCAGGCTGCGTTCGGCGCGATTCGGACGATCATGGGGAATCCGTCGAGTGATGCGGTCAAGAGCTACCTGAATACGCAGCAGACGGGCGGGGGAAGCAGCGGGCAGTCAGAGACTTTCGACATGCCGTCGACTGCAGTGGTCACAGTTCCGTCGCAGATCAAGTACGAGTTCCCAGAGACGGGCGCTGGGAACAGTAACCACATTGAAACACTGGTTTCGCTGCTTCGCGCGTGCGCTGCGGGGATGAAGTTGCCGGAATTCATGCTGACTGCAAACGTCAGCGAGGGGAACTTCGCCTCGACGCTGGTCTCAGAAGGCCCGTTCCACAAGTCGATGCGGTACGAGCAGAGCTTGATGGTTCAGGAAGACCTGCGGATTCTGAAGCAAGCCCTGTGGTACGCTGCAGAATCAGGGGAACACGATTTGACGACGGCTGACGTGATGCAGGTTGTCCTGGAAATAAAGCCGCCACGAGTTCAGACTCGCAACCGCCAGGAAGATCACGAGGTGATGAAAGACTGGTGGGACCGAGGAGCCGTCGCCACGAAGACCGCTTTGGCTCCAGAAGGACTCGAAGCAGTGGCCGAAAACGCTCAGAGAAAACTCGAACTGGCCAACGAACTGCCGCTGCCGGCTGGATCGCCGCAAGCACCGCAGAATCTCGGCACTCCCGGGCCAACGGCAGGCAACAAAGCCGATCCGATGAAAGAAAAGGGTGTTTCGAAGAAAGATCCGACTCGAAACGCTTAAATTCGGTTGCAGTAGTCTTGTCAAGTTCGTACAAAATGACTTATTGTCAATTTGGCGATTTGACAAAGGGGGTTTGCCATGGGATGTGGCTGCGGAAGTAAGAAGAAACCGAAGGGCGGCAAAGGCGGAACCAAATGAGTGACATCCTCGTAACAGAAGATGCGTTCGAAGCCATTGCTGAGGATCGAATTGACCGAGAGCGGGGAATTATCCGAGGTGTGAAGTTGCTCGGGTTGCGAAGTCGCAACAAACGCAACTACGACACCCCGGGAGTCCAGAAGTCGGCGATGAAGTTGCTGCCGGGAACGTCGATTTACATCGACCATCCTCCGACGGCGACGACAAGTCGCTCCTATCGAGACAAATTTGCTGTTGTCGGCCAGAAAGTTGAGTACCGTCCCGGCGAAGGTTACTTCGGGGACGTGCATTTTAACCCGAAACACGCTGTTGCAGAACAGTTCTTGTGGGATGTTGTGAACGCTCCGAAGTCGTTGGGGATGTCGATCAATTCCTCAATCAAGTCCGGAAAAGTCGGTTCCGACGGGGACGTGGTTGTTGAGTCAATCGAGGTTCTCCGGTCTGTCGACATTGTCACGAAGCCGGCAACAACTGCTGGCATTTTCGAATCAGAGGAAGAAGAGATCATGGACCTGAAGACTCTCCGCGACAAGCATCCGGAACTCGTGAAGTCAATCCTCGAAGAATCGCAGGCGACCGACGCGACGGAAGCCGCGCTCGCTCAGGCGAAGAAAGAGAAGGACGAGTTGAAAGCTCGCCTCGACGCACTGGAAGCCGAGCGAGCGACTGAGAAGTTGCGAGGCGAAGTGTCTGCCGAGTTCACAAAGGTCTTCGAGGGCGTGACCATCGAAGAATCTCTGATGAAAGAAATCGTCGAGTGCGCCTGCGAAATGCAGGAGGGTGCTCGCAAGAAATTCAGTTCGGTTCTGTCGAAGATCAGCCCGATGCTGGTCGACGACAATCCTGACGACACAGAAGAAACTCCTGCCAAGGAAGAGGAAGAGCAGCCAAAGAAGCCTGCTTACCGTCCGACGCAGGGGTCAAAGGCCGGTTATAAGAAGGGTTCGCTTCTGGCGGAACTCGGGCTCGGCAAGTAGTCACTGACCGTTTCGGTTCGTTTGTTTGAAAAGGGCGAGACATGCCACGCTGTTTGAATGTAATGCATCAGTACGGTCAGGTTCCTGCGGTCACTGACATCCGTCACATGACTCCGCCTGACACTCTGGTTGATATGTGCCCTGGCGACTTCCTCGGAAGCGACAGTGCGACCGGAATCCTGAAGGCGGCTTTGATCCAGACGGATCAGGCATGGGACACGAACTTGGCAACCACGCAGACTGCTGCGAAAGCCAAGTTTCAGGGTGTGAACCTGCAGGAAATCGATTCAGACGACGGTGTCTGCAACGACGCTCCGGATTGCATCCCGTTCGCACTCTATCGCGAAGGCTCAACCTTTCAGCGAGCGTACAAGATCGTCGACACTGACGGGGCTGATGCTCCGACGACCTGGACTCGCGGTCAGGGCTTCACGTTCGGGAAGGTGTCCGGATCAAATCTGTTGAGCAACGACACGATCCAGAAGACGGATACTGCTGGCCTGAAAGTGTTCCAGGCAGTGAATGACAGTGGAGCCGAAAGCCAGGCTTACGCTCTCGTTGAATTCAAGTCGTAGTTTCTGTGGTGATTCCGAGGTTCAGACAAGGACAGTAAAATGGCGAATCGCCAACTCACGAAAAAGGTCATTGACGCTTACAAGAAGCACGGCGATCAGGTTCTCGAAGAGTTCGACGAGGCTCTTGAGTCAAAGCAGGTTAAGCCTTTGGATATCGACTTGAACTACTGCGTTGAGCAGGACTTCGGGCCGAACTTCAAAGAGAAGATCATGAACATGGACTCGGACGCGATGGAAGCCATCGTGACCAGTGGCACGTTCAATAAGATGGTTCAGCGAACCATCCGCTACTCTCTGCAGGAGAACCCTCGCGAAGAGTACAAGCTCTCTGCAATCGCTCCGGTAGAGACCCGTGGTGAGTGCGAAGAATCGTTCAAGGACTGGGGTGTCTTCAGCGACATCAAGGTTCATGAGCTGTGCGAGCTTGAGCCAAGCCCGCTCTACGGTGTTGCCAGCGATTATCTGGAACACCCGAATGGAAAGACTGTCGGAGCCGGCATCGCGTTCACTCGCGAAGCAATGTGCAAGGATCCGAACGGATTCGCCATGCAGCAGGTTCCGAAGATCGCTGACGCTCACAACCTGTACCGTGAGGAAAAGTTGGTCGACGCTCTGATCGGCTACAACGTGACCTACGATCGCAGCGGAACTCTGTACGACATCTTCTACGAAGATGGCGCGACAGGCACTCCGTTCGACGATGGTTCCGGTGGCCCATGGATCAACGCGGCTTCCCTGACTTTGACCTGCGGAGAAGACCTGCAGACTGTCAAGAACCTGTTCTACGACATGACAGACTTGGTTCATGCTCGCCCGATGTCGGTCGACGTGACGAATCTGAATGTGTTCACGAGCCAGCGAACTCGAGACCGGATTCTGCCTTTGCTGAACGCGACCAGCGTTGAGCGAGAGTCGACCTGCCCAGGATCAGGAGACCTGACGCACTTCTTCATGACTCCGGAAGTCGCCAACGGGATGACTTTCGCTCCTGTCGAGTATCAGCGACTGACTTCAGCCATTATGGCTCGATACAGTCTGACGCTCGCTCAGGCTCGCGAATGGATCTTCTTTGGCAAGATCCCTGAGTTCATGGCGTTCGTTTATCAGATTCGACCGACGGTTAGCCGTCTGAACCTGAGCGAAGAAGCTCAGCGTCGTCGGATCGTGGCTCAGTACGACAGCATCAGCAAGGGTTACGCCTACATCAAGGAGCCCCAGAAGGCTGTTTGGTTGACCGGCGATTCCAGCGAATCAACATAGTCTGCGGTGAGCAGATGACGCATCTAAAGAGCGACGGCGAGTGATCGTCGCCGCTCTTTTTGTTTCCAGTTCCTGAAGGAAGGTGTAGAATGGCAAGTAGTACGATGTGGGCTGTTCGTTGTCCTGGCGGACCAACGAAGGTCGTGAAGTCGAAGAAGCCGATCGGCGAGAACGCGGTCAAGGAAGCCTACCTTGAGTCGTTCGCAAAGATTCGGACGGAAGCCGACAAGGACAAAGAGTTGAAGTGGCCGATCCTGAAGCCGATTGACGAGACGGAATTCCAGAAGGAATTCGCACAGATCTGTGCTCCGTCGCCGAACAGCGGTCGAGAATGGCGAATCGTTGAAGTCTAAGGAGATGCGCGGTGGCAAGTTGTCTTTCGTGTGCTGAGCTGGAGCAGAAGATCTGTGATCTTTCGGAAGAGATCACAGCCGCCTCCTGCACGGCATCAATCACGAAAGAGGGCGATACCTCCGAAGACAGAACTCCTGGGCTCAAGGCGAAGATCGAGGTTCTGAAGACGTACAAGGACTTGTACACAGCGAAGAAATGCGGTTCATCCACAGACTTGTTTGAGTTCGTGCATGTTCCGTGTGTGACTCCTGTTCGGTGCGAAGGAGATGTCTGCATTTCGACTCCGTTAATTCGGAGGAATCGCAGGTATCGACGATGAGCGAATCTGCTTCCGAATCGTGTTGCCTGGAGATCCCGTGCGGATGCACGAGTTGGTTGACGGCATTCTGTGATTACGTCCCGATTACTTTCGAGTATTGCGGCGAGACCACAGAATTCCTGTCGGCCAGATCGAAGGGAGTCAAGTTCGAGGCGACGAACAATCACACGAACGTGCATATGAGCGACCGGATCTTCCGGGTATCCACCCAGGAGAATGCGGTCCAGGTTGGCGCGGGAGCGGTGATTACGGATGCGGATGGTGTCGAGTGGGTCGTTTACGCGACTGAGTATCTCGCATCGTTCTGTGTCTGGAAGTTGTGGGCTCGGTCGGTTGCGGCGTGTTTCCTGCTGACGGAGACGATCGATGTACTCGAAGAAGACTGTGAGGACTGCGACTGCAGTCAGGAAACGGTTTACCGGAGAGTTGCGAGAGTTAAAGGAAGCATTTACGCAGAGACAGGGCAGATTCAGTCACGGAACGACGGGCGAGATCTGGTGTACCAATATTCCGGAGATCTGGTCAAGTGGCCTCTCAGTGACAAACCCTCGGCCAGACATCGACTGAAGACGAAGACAGGTTCTTACAAGATCACGAGGGTGTCGGATCAGGGGAAGTTTGTCCCGTTCAAAGTTGGATTGGAGAAGGAAAGTGCTGACTGCTCGGTTCGAGGATCATAGCGATCGGGTGATCGAGATGCTGAACCGGAAGTTGGCGGCAGCGATTGGCGTTGCTGCGGAAAGTCTTGCGGAGGCTTATCGAGTCAGGCTGCAGAAATTTCAGGCTCCCCCGCATTCACGAGTTGGAGAAATTCCCCATCGATACTTGGGTCACAGGCCAGGAGGATGGGGGCCAGTTTTTGGAGAAGGCGAGATTAACAACCGGCCCGAAAGCGGTTTTTCATCGATCCAAGATGATTATTTGGCGACTTACATCGAAGGTGGAGCAGATGACGTTTTTGGAATCGTCAATGGCTATGTAGGATTCCTACCGAGTCATGTGACTTTTCGGGAAAAGAACTATTTGCTGATGTGGGATCAGAATGGTCGCCCTTGGGTCGATGAGATTTACGGGACTGCGAAGCCTGAAATGGCTGTCGCAGCAAAAGCAGCCTTCGAAGGAACAGATTGATGAAGTACATTGTTTACGGCGCGGGATCTCCAATTGAGGTGGAAGCCTTGAGTCCGGAGATCGCTGAGGCCGAAGTGATCCGAGATCATGGAGTGGCACTTGAGAATTTGGTTGTCGTAAGGAAGTCAGATGTCATGTTGCATCGAAGACGCAGTTCTTGAAGCCCTCCGGGGGCTCAACTGCACGACAATCAAGAGCGAGAATCACTTCCTGAATGAGAAGCGATGTTCGGACTGTCTTCCGTATGTCGTAGTGAAGATCGACACTCAGTCTGGCCTGCGGACATCGTCTGCAGTTCAGAAGAGTCACACGGTGGACATCAAGGCCTACTTTTCTGATACGATGCAGAAGAAAGCCCAGGAATACCGTAGCCTCGTCGAGGACTGGTTGTTCGCGGCGGGGTGTGTGGATCTTGGAACTTGTGGATGTTTTTGCCAGCGTGGCAACGCAACTTCGTCGATTCGGAGTGGCACTGGTGGCGTGATCGTTTATAGTCTTGTTTTCCGTGGGACGTACAAGCAGTCGGGATCCTCGGATTCCGCATCCGCGTCTGAATCTGTTTGATGGAGAGTTGAAATGCCATTTTCTGCTGGTGAATTGTGCTGCCCATCGGAAGCCTGCGTGTTGCTGGATACGAACACCGCTGAGTCGTCTGCGTCCTGGGACACGATCCCGCACGTAACGCGAATCGCGTTCACGAAGACATCGGCTGTCAAGAAGTTGGTCACGTCATCGACCAACGGCAACGAAAAGACTGCCTGCGGAACGGTCTCGAATACCGGCAATCTGGCAATCGCCTGCCACGACGGAACGGCTCCGGCTCCGTTTGCGATCAACGGCATTTACCACATCATGTGGTCGGTCAACTGCGACAACATTCTGGAGTCGCCGACGGATCCGTACTACGAAGCGAACATCCGCATCATTTCGGTTCCGGTCGACTTCGACATCGCTGGGAACTCTCCGGTCATTTACAACTACGGATTTGAAGTGGACGAGTGGCTGCATGAGCCAACGACACAGGGTGAAGAAGCTCAATAATTGAGGAGTGACGGATGATCTCAGTCGTTCTTGGCGGAACAACGATTGGGGTTAAGCCGAAGAGGTTGTTGAACTACGTTGAGAAGCTCGAGCACATCAAGTCTCGGCGCGACAAACCGTGGAATCTGATCTCTGGCTTTCCCAAGGATATGACCGAGGAGAATTACAAGATTCTCGTCGGGATAGCGATGAAGCAGGTTTACTGCAATTCTTCGGCGGTTTCGATCGAAGAGGAATTGCAGTACGACCGATCGCTGGAGGGCTTTTTCTTCGACGTTTGGCGATGCAACAAGCGAAAGATCAAGACTGCAAAAGGGTTCCGTGAAGAGACGTGGGAGGAAGGGATCCAGAGAATCAAGGATCTCTGGGACCGTGCGACTCCGGAAGAGCAGGCCCAATTGAAGATGGCGTTGTTTGCCACGGACGAGTCGAACACGCTGGGAAACTCAGATGGCCCGAGCGAGCAAAGCCAGACGCCGGGCCAACAAAATCCGTCACCATCACCGTAGAGAAGAAAGCTCCGGTGGATGTCGTCGACGGAAATCGGTATAAGATGCTGGCGCTCGCTGTGACGAAGAACTCAGGAGTCACTCTTCGAGAGGCAATGAGCCTGTCATTGGTCGAGGCATATCTTGCGTTAGGAGCAACGATCGGTGGCTGACGGCGACGAATCACTTCTGGACGTATTTGTCAACATCCGTCCGGACCCGAACTTTCAGGACATCATCCGCACGTCAGCGAATGAGGCAATTGCCGAGTACGCTCGCATCTTCTCCACAGCGTCCATCCCATCTCCGAGGATCGGTCCTCCGAATGTTAGTGGCGGGGGAACGGGAGGCGGAGGTGGGGGGAATGCTGGAGGTGGCGGAGCAGGTGGTGGTCGTGGCGGGCTCGCCCAGGAATACCGTGACGCAGCACGAGCCTTGGAGGATCTCCAGCGAAACCTGAGAACAGTAAGCCGGGAATCCTCGCTCAGCGGCATCGTGCAGTTTGACGACGAGGTGAAACGACTGCAGGACCAGTTGTCGGACTTGGTGCTAAATGTTCGCCGGCAGACGCAGGACAGAGACCTGCTTGGCATTCAGGCGAGCCTGCAGTACGTTGATCCGTTGCGTCAGGAAATTCTGCGGCTGTTCCAGGACGTGTCGAATCAGCGACCGATCAAAGAACAGTTCGATCTGGAAGTGGGACGCGGGCGCGAGGCAATCAGCGAAGGTCGGATTACTAATCGGCTGGAGGCGTCGCTCGTTCGCGGTTTGCCGTCGGCGGAGATTCGTCGGTCGATTGCGATCGTGCGTTCTGAGATCGAGCTTGCAGAAGCCGACGTGCGCAGGCTTTCAGCAGCATTCGATGGAACACAGCAGAGCGTTCAGAATCTGTCGAACGCGACACAGAATCTTGCCCTGCGAAATCAGGAACTGAAGGAAGTCTATCAGCAGGCCCAGCAGGTCTCTCAGTCGATGAATACGCTGAGCAACAATGCTTATCAGTTGGGGCAGGCATTCGAAGACTTCGCTGTTGGCTTCAGTTTGAATGGAATCGCGGGTGGCATCAGAGGGTCGGCAAATAACGTCGCGTTTATCCTGAATGACCTGTCGCGAATGCCTGCGATTCAGGCGAAAATCGGAGCGAAGTTCGCTGACTATTTGCCGCTGATTGCGGGTATTGGTTCGGCATTGGCGATTACCGTTCTCCCGGCACTTTTCGACTGGCTCGAAAGTCTTAATGACATCGAGTCGAAGTTCGAAGACATCAGCGGGATTCTGAGCGAAGACTTTGCCAGAGTCGAGTTCGATGTTGGTCTTGGACTGGATAGAGAAAACTTCCTGAGATCGATCAACGATGCCAAAGAGTTGAAAGACATCGTGCAGCAGTTGGCCGAGCAGGTTCAGAATGCGCAGGACAAAGGATCAACACTGAAGGGAATTTTTGAGGGAATCGACGAGACCGGCAATCTCTCCAAGGTGCTGAATCAAATTAGAGAATTCAACGGGCTGCTTGAGTATCGAAAGAAAACACTTGAGATCAGAGTCGATAACGCAACGACTTCAGGATCGTCGTCGTCTGTTTTCAAGGGATTTGGGGCATTCGGTCTTGGAGCATCGACGAGTGACTTTCTTGCCAATACGGCAAGGGATGAACTGGAAGAACTGCGTCCTGTCATCGAAAAGACGACTCTTGTTTATGAGGGACTGAAGAAGGCCCGCGAAAACGGCGTTGCAGGATCGGCAGATCAGGCACAACTGCGAGAGACTGTTGAAGGCTTCAATGAGTTGCTAAAAGTCGTGGAGAAGACGGCAGAGTCTTTTGACCTGAACGATTCCGATGCCGGCAAGAACCTTGTGGCAGTTCTCTCTGAAATGAAGAGTGAGATTTCTGCTATTGAGCAGATCTCAAAAGAGATGGAGAGCTTTTCGAAATCTGTTTCTGATGGGCTCGCGGCGGCAGAGTCGAAAGTCAAAGACTTGTCTGCCGCACAGGAGATTATCAGAAGGCAGATTAACGGATCCGCAAGCGATCAGGCTCTCTATGTTTTTGAGGTATTGAAAACATCTCGAGCCTATGCTGATCTCATCGAAAACGTCAGAGAGTTCGATTCACTCAGAGCACAACAGCTCGGTCTCGGAACGGAAGAAATAGACAAGAGAGCCGAGTCGCTCAAGGAGTCGTTGAGATTTCAGACTGAAAACGAACTCCTCCTGAAGAGAAAAGACATTCTTGAAGAGATTGACAGCATAAAAGGCAAGGATCAGAAGCGAGGCTCTTCGTCCAGCACTAACTTCGAGGCGTATGTCCAGTCGCTCCAGAAGAATGCGTTGAGCAATCCTATCGACAAGAACACGGCTGCTCTTGAGAGATTAACAAACGAACTCAACGACATTGAGTCCGGTCTGAATGCTGTGAGATCTGAACGGCCTGTCGGAAATGATGTCGACGCTGCGATTCGCACTCTGCCAATTGGTGGTGGTGTTGGAGCAGGGGCGATTGAGTTTATGATGAGAGCGGAATCTCAGGCGAGATCGCCTCAGCAAGTCAGTGAAATCGCCGACGCAGTCAACAAAGGAGTCCGTGAAGCTATGCAGGGATTCGTCGCTCCTGTCGTCGGCGAGCAGAAGCAGACGACCGACGCTGTCCGGAAACTGAATGTGGGAGCGAGAGCGCAATGAGCATGTACACAGACTACGATTTTCCAGTCGAGGAAATGCTGCCATCAATCATGCCGAGTTTTTCCTCGGGCAAGGTTACGGCAACTCGCACATTTAGTGTTCCATGCATCCATGCCGAAGAGTTCGTATTGCGGATGATCGGGAAGTTCTACGACTTCGAAGAAACATCGTTCATTCCGCAGATCCCTGCGCCGTACCCATTCGACTCAACCGGGGCTCTGGGATACGGGCAGATCAATCTGATTGCGTCCTCATTCAGCATCGAAGCGTTGACTGAGTGTGTCTTCAGGAACGAGCATCATATTCTTCCGGACGAAGTCACGGAACACACACTGATCACGGACCCTACGGCGATTCTGCAACAAGCTCATCACTGGATCCCGGAAATCTCTCTGCCAGTCGATGATGACAATAACAGCTACCTTTGCAAGGTGACAATCAGTTATTCAGAGAATCCCTGCGACTGCCTGGCGTTCAATAACACGACGAAACTGTGGGAAGTCAATGAGTTTGTCCTTCCGGGGACATGCCTGTCTGTTGAGCGAAACCCTTCCTACGAAATGCTTACTCTTCCAAACGGAAATCTAGTTTGGAGAGATTTGCCGAAGGACACTCCGGAAGAGCAGGCGGCGCGTCAGTTGAAGGCTGACTCGTATGCTTACAAGATTATTCCGAAAGCAGACATCATCGTGAATTGGCATAACGTGCCGATCCGAAATCTGTGTGCTATCGAAAATCATTTGCGGGAGTTTCGAGGCAGCGTCAACAGCCAGGCATGGGGGGACATCCTGAACTGCGATGCCCCTCCAACGGATGAAGAAGCCTGCGGATGCGGGCAGTATGAACCTGAGACGATCATGTTCATTGACTTTCAGGAAGACAGGTCTCAGAGGACTGACGCATTCGGTGGATTTTCAACTTCTGGTAACTTCGGCCAGAAGAACATGAACACGACGACGCTGAAGTTGATCTTCAAGCAGAAGAGAATCGCAAAAGAAACTCCGACGGCATCGTACAGTGACAGCGATGATTGTCCGGATGATAATGATGAGGCCTATGGATGGAATCACCTGTTCTTCGACAGAAATACGGAAGATGATTCCCCTGGCGAGTGGATGCGTGTCAGCGTCGACAACGCAACTGAAGATCCGCTCTTCCCGCTGAAAAACTTTGCTGACATCTTCTACCCATTCCTATGACACAACCAAAACGCTGGAATCCCGGAGAACCACTGACCGCTGATCGCCTCAATGAAGGAATCAGCGAGTCTCTTCGTTCGCGCAGAGACGTGTCATTTGGCAACGGATCGTCACTTGTCAACGAGACTCTCGGAAACCAATCGGCGAGCCCGAGACATCAGCAGATAAAACTGGTCGTTGCAGTCTCCGATTTCGCGATTTCCGAAACCCCCACCGACATCGCAGCGCATGCTGACGATGTTCCTTCAGGGTACGTGAAGGAAGTGCGACTGAACCGCAGGTCAGGATCGCACAGCCAGGATTTGGCTGAAAAGCCGTTTCTAGCTTACGACCCAGTTAGTGAATTGGACGGAACGATCTGCACAGCCTCAAGCGACTCTGCGAGCGGCAGTGCGTCCGGTTCTGCGTCATCAAGCGAATCAGGAACGACATCGACCAGCAAGATGACATGTGACGTGTTCTACGTCATCTACAATCTCAGTTCGAAGCGATGGGAAGTTCTTGCTGGTGGCGGAGGCGGAATTGAACTGTACCATGGAGTGATTCTTTCAAAGTGCAATACGGCATGCAGCACCTACAAGGTGCAAAGAGTTCACAGATACCTTGAGTCTGGGTGTCCGGAATGTGCGAGCGATAGTGCTAGTGAAAGCGTGTAATGAACGAAGGATGCGGAACAAAGACAGATGTCGGAAACGAGGTCATCGTTGGCGTCGAAGACGCCTTCACTGGGATTGCGCAGAATCCAGACGCTGACCCGACTGGCCTGATGCTGCTGATGGCGATGATCGACAATCGCTACTGGCCGCTGCATGTCTGTGGCGACACAGGCATCGGGGCCAAATTCAACGATCTACAGAACATGAGCGGTCCGGTTTTAACGAGAACTGTTCCGATAGATACAATCGACAATCCGATTGAAGCCTACGGCTGCGTCCTGAACTGTGACTACACGATCACAGTCAATCTAAAGGCTGAATGCATCGTTGGTAAAATCGACGGAAAGTGGCACATACTTAGAGTATTGTCGACATCATTTACGGGAGGCGTGACGTACCCCAGTAACGACTGTCGATGCTGCGGGATGACTCCGCAGACGGCAAAGCTATTTGCGAGGATCGTTCAGGTGACTCCAAGTCTCTGTGGAGATTATAGAGCCTGCGACGAGTTCGTCCTGAGAGGATCTATCGGCGAGTGCGATCCGGACAATCCGCTAAAAATCATTGTCGGATGCAACTCGGAGGCAGGCTCAGAACTCAACAATCCTGCCGACTGGGAGATCACGGTATGCGGAACTCCGGTTCAGGAGATCGTTTCCATTGAGTGCTGCGCCCCACTGACCGACTGCAACGGGATTGCGGAGACTGGAGAGCTTTCGGAAGTCTGCACATGCACGGGAGACAGCGACAGTGCAAGCCTGAGCGTTAGCGATGATGCCTCTCTGTCTGCCTGTTCTGCCCAGGGCGGAAGTCTTTGCCGGCTGGAGATCGTCGTCGAAACTGGCCCACTGGCTTCCTGCGGTGGATGTGAGTATCGGATTCTGATCTACTCTGATCCATACGACATCGACCCATGCGTCTCACAGCCAGATACAATTATTGACGAAGTGGATGCTGAGGCTTGTGGCATCGACAACCTGAAGCCTTGCGATCGAGTAATCATCGCGAAGGTTCCGTTCCGTCTCCCGCTGGATCCGAACGCGGCCTGTCCTCCGGTCGAGTGGTATATCATCCGGGCCTGTTCTGTCGAAGACTGTTCAGATTCCTGCGATCCTCCGCCTCCGCCTCCGGCGCCTTGCTGCGACGTGATCTGCGAAGAGCAGCCTTTGGCATTGACGGCGACGATTGAGGTCATGGAGTGCGACTGTGCCCCATGCACGTTCAGTGTCGACATGGACAAGATTCCGTGTATCCCTGGCGATGAGCGTGGAAAATGGATTTACGATCCTCCCACGGAGATTAAGTGCGACAGCGTGCGTAATTACGTGAAGTTTGACAGTATTGAATATCTCTGCGGATCGTATGCATCGGATTCTGAATCTGGTTCCGGATCGGATTCTGACCTCATTGAGCAACTCGCAGAATTGACACTGAATGGCGTTCAGGGTGTTTTGATCGAGTCAAGCTGCGTTCCGCTTTACTCGGTTTTTGAAGTCGATCTCGTTTGCTGGGATAAGTTCCCCGGGATGGTTCCTCCGATCCCGGACTTGTCCTGTAAAGCGAGGGTGACGATTACGGAGTAGTAACATGGATTGCGAAGGACTTCCCGGCAAGTTGAGGAACATCTGCGACGGGACGGCACGAAAGAAAAGCGGCGAGCCGTTTAGCGACGAAGAGCGACAGGCGATTCTGCAGAAGCGAATGGGAATCGAGAGCCCAGACGATCGCGCGGAGACTGCTGCTCCTGTAACAAAAAAGAGGGGCTGCGGCTGCGGTAAAAAAAAATGACGCAGTTCGTCTACCTGAATATTGTTGGTCCTGACAACGGTGAAGAACTCCGTCTGTCGATGGCGTCGGTTCGCAAGAACTTTGCCGGGAATCCGGAATTCACTGTGATCGGCGAAAAGCCATCGTGGTACGACGGGCACTACATCCCGGCAACCCGCCTGACGAAAATGCGGGAACTCCCAGGGCGAATGGCATTCCGCGACACGCAGGCAAAGATCATGCATGCGGCGTCTCATCCGGAGATTGACGAAGAATTCGTCTGGATGATGGACGACCAGTTCTTCCTGAAGCCCACGTCTCTGGAGGATCTCAAGGTCTTCCGTTACGACCCATGGTATCGGACGAATTCAAAGCGAGAATGGCATCGGCTGATTAAGATGACGTTCGGCGCGCTAGCAGCGAATGGCCGAGGAAACTTTCAGGCCGGCACTCATCTTCCGCATGTGTTCGAGAAGGAGAAGCTGCGGCAGATGTTCGAGGAATACGGGTTTCCGAATAACTTGTACCTGTTCGAAATACTGTACGAAAACCATTGGCAATTGGATCGCACGCCGATACCTTACGCAGGCAATTGGCAAGGTGTTCAGTATCCGCAGTTTCTCAAGAGATTGCTGAGACCTTTGATGATTCGCCAGTTGAATGAGATTGATGCCAATGTTCTGAATTACCAGAGCAACGTGTGGAGGCCGACCATGCGAGATTGGCTGCGAGGTCAGTTTACGGAGGAATGAGATGGGATCGCCATCAGAAGAACTTAACAGGTTCGGATCTGACAAATGTTCTGTTCACAGTTACGGCGCATTCTATGACCAGCTTTTCGCTTCAAGACGGTTCAAATGTCTGGTGGAAATAGGAGTAGAGTCCGGCGCAAGCATGAGAGCATGGAAAAGCATCGACCATGAGATGCATGTGATAGGGGTTGACAAGCAGAAGGTCAGCGGCCTGAACGTCATTCAGGCATTTACTCCAGACTACTTCCCTTTGATGAGGCATCTGGAGACATTCGAAAAGGTTCCGGATCTGATTGTCGATGACGGATCGCACAGAGAATGGGATCAGGTCTTGGGGTGGCATTATCTCTATCCGTTTATGGCAGACGGTGGCATCTATGTTATTGAAGATCTTCCAGATGATGATGTCGTAAATCGATTCCGGTTTTACGGATGGACAATAGAAGACTTCAGGCCGACAAGTGGCATCTGGGATGATGTCATTGCATGGAGAATAAAATGAGTCGTCTTCTTCCGCAGTTGACAGTTCCAAAATTCGGTTGGCTACCAAAGATCCGGTATGTTCAGGTTGCAACCCATAGTCGCTGCAACGCTGACTGCGTGTTCTGTCCGTACTCGGAGTCGGAACACTTCAAACATCCTGGCATGATGAAGGATGACACATGGCATCGCATCCTCGCAAACCTCAGACCATGGACAGACTCGCTGATAAAGTTCTGTCCATACCTGATGCAGGAGCCACTGATCGATAAATCGATCTTCGCGAAGATTGAGGACATCTACCGATGCTTTCCGAATATCGCCGTTGAGGTCTCGACGAACGGCGCGGCATTGACTGAGGCGACTGCTGAAAAGTTGTTTACAAACTTCAAGGGCAGGAAGCACGAGATCTGGGTCAGCCATCACGGAATCAACGAAGAGACGCTGCACCACATCATGCAGATCGACTATCAGAAGTCGACAGAGAATCTGATTCGGCTGCTGAAGATGTCGGACGGAAGATTCAAGATCCGTATCCGTGGCGCTGGGCGATCAAAGGCTGTCGATAAGATCTATTTTACTCACCAGCAATACGTTGACTACTGGGAGGAAATGTTCAACAAGCACTCGATCAACAGAAAGAATGTGTCTGTCGATTCGTTTGAGTTTCATGATCGTGCCGGAACCCTGTTTCGCGAAGACCGTGGAGCCTGTGAATTGAACAAGGGTAAGGTCCGCGACATTGGACCGGGACACGAGAAGTTTCATTGTTCAAGAATCGACGAGTGGGTTCACTTTATGCATGATGGATCGATGCGGTTGTGCTGCATGGACTATCACAACGAAGTTAAGCTGCCAAACATAAACGACATCGGCCTGCTTGATTACTTCCACTCCTCTGAGTATCGAGAACTTGTCATGAAGGTTCGCGGAGACATCGAGTCAGAAGAGAACTTTATTTGCAAAAGGTGTACGAGCCCAGGGGGTTAATCATGGCAGTTCCAGTTCCCGGAAAAGATCGACATAAAAAACTTAATGGCGGCTCGCCTTTAGGGTGGGTCATTAAGACCCCGAAAATCATTCAGCATGAACTGACATCCTCCCCGGCTTCTTTAGTTGGGATTATCTCGACGTGGTTCGATAGCGACATCATCGAAGCGAACGTCAAGAATTGTTTTAAGCAGGGGTTCGACAGAGTCCTGATACTCGACAATGCTTCTCACGACAAATCAGTGTCTCGGGCAGTCGCCTGCGGCGCTCAGGTCGGAGAGGTTTACGAAACGGCATTTTACGACGATGATCTTCGCATCGCTAAAGAGAACGATATTGCCAAGACCGCTGTAGAGTCGTCTTCCGGCGATCTATGGGTTGTTTCGCTTGATGCTGATGAGTTTCTGCATGGATTTGGAGGTTTGACCGTCAAGGAGTCTCTCTGTTCTCTTCCGCAGCAAGTGCGAATAATTGGATCCCATGCAGTTGACCTGTATCCAGAATCTCCGGATGCGTACAAAATTGGAGAGCATCCGGGAATCTGCATGCCAAACGGATGTTTACGAAAGGGGGTATTTTGTCCGAATCTGCACTGGAAACATGTTGCGATTCGATACTCAAACGGATTGTTTGACATTGCCCAGACTCGAGGAAACCACATTCCCTCCGTTTCAAGAGTGAGTCATGCTCCATCTGAGTCGTGCTTTTCTCTTCCGATTATTCACGCACCATTCCGACGATACGAAGACTCAAGGGCGAGGCTCAAGCGTCTCTGTGGAAAAGACAAGTCGCTTGGCAATAAACCAAGATCGGCAGGCGACGACCAAGTCACAGGGAACATGGGCGCGATCAAAAGATGGAATTGCCTCGAAGACGTTTACGCTGGACGATGGGACAGGGTTGAGATCCCGCATTGCAGAATGCTGTACGGTCGCGAAGTGACGGGCATTTGCTTGTATCCGTGGAAGAACTTCTTCAAAGATCTTACGCTGGAATCAATCCTATGACAGCCATCAAGCCCCGGGGTGTCACCGTCTGCGTCGACTACGCCGACATCCTCGCCCTGACGCTCCCGTACAATCGGGAGTTCTTCAGCGAGTTCATGGTGGTTACGACGGTGAAGGACCATAACACGATTCACCTCGCGCAGGAGAATGACTGCCATGTCCATCTCAGCGATGCTTTTTACGCTCGAGGCGCTGCGTTCAATAAGTTTGCAGCGATGGAAGAGGGGCTTGATGTTTTCGGTCGGCACGACTGGATGTGCATCATTGATGCTGACATCGTCATCCCGAAGAACAAACTTGCTTGGGTGCCGAAGATCGGAAAGATCTACACGCCGCATCGCCGAATTCTCCACCAGATCCCAACGGAGATCCCGGAACATCGACTATGGCGACAGTCGAAGAGAGCGATGAACAACGAAGAGTTCGCAGGATACTTCCAGTTGTTCCATGCGAGCGAGCCATTCCTCCAGAAGACTCCGTGGCATGAGACGGACTGGACGTGGGCTGGCGGCGCTGACTCGTTCTTTCACCAGAAGTGGTCAGAGTCAAACAAGGTGCGGCCACCGTTCGAGGTGCTGCATCTCGGGCCACCGTTCATCAACTGGTGCGGACGGGTTACTCCGTTTGCCGATGGAACGACTCCAGAGAAAGCGATGATCCGCAACGAACACCGGATGATGCTGCTGAAGAATCGGCGAGAGAACAAGCAGGACAAGTACAAGGCGGAGAAACTGACGTGAGAATCTCCGTAGGCATCCTGTCCGCGCCAAGGCCGGAGCCCACTCTGAATAAGTGTTCGACTGCCATTGCCGAGTCTGGCTTCAGCCTGATCCATCACGCGACTGAATCAGACAGCAGGCATTTTCTGTCGCCCTGTGAGTTCGAGCGATCGCCGACGGGATCTCTCGGGAACTTCCAGAATTGGCTGCAGACTGCCAGGGATCTGCTCACGATGGACCACGACGCAATCCTGATCGCCGAGGATGATGCTTTGTTCTGCCGGGACGTGCATGCACTTCTGCAGCGGGATCTCTGGCCTTCCCGGGACTGTGGTTGCGTCTCGCTGTACTGCCCTGCAATGTCGCACTATTCCCAGACATCGTTCGGGCTCGGTAGAACTCGAGTCGTCATGCGGGAACCGCTGTCAAGCAGCAACAATCTGGTCGGCGCGCTGGCACTTGTCTTTCCTCGACATGTCCTGCAGGAACTCGTCCATCACGAATCAATCGGACTCTGGAAGGGATCTCATGCGCAGGCGAGGAATCCCGTAACACCACCGTATGAGCGAAAGGCAGTGGACACATGGATTGGCAGAACTCTGGTTTCAATGGGTCTGTCGATCTGGAATTATTCCCCGAGCCTCGTGCAGCATTACGTTCCGAATCCGAGGGTTCCCAATTCTTCCCTTGGGCATGGACTTGCCAATGGAAACCGCCAATCGCGAGCGTGGGCTGGAAGTTTAAGTCGCAGTGTGCTGGAAATGATTCCGGCGCGAAGGGAGAAGTTTGATGGTCCCGGTGTACCTGAACATTCGATCTGAGTATTCGGAAGCCGACAGTTCGAAGTATCGGTTCTCGCTGACCGAGAACATCCTGATCCCGAGCCTGAAGAATCAGATTGCTCGAGGGGCGATTATCTTCCTGCAGCAGTCGCCGATGGATCCGTACTTCAAGCGACGAGAGAAAGCCTTCCGATCTGTGACGGATCGGGTGATCCCGATGCACGAGAAGGAAGGCATGGAATTGCCGGCGAGAGTCGAGGCGACAATCGGTGACGACGACTTTCTCGGGCCAGAGTTCGTCCAGAAGATGCGGATGGGGTTTGTGCCGGAACGCGGAAACGTGCAGATGCACATGCCTCACGGGTATATTTTCCTGAACGGAGCCCTGCATCCCTGGAGGAATAAGGCGGATTTCATCGAGATCACGCAGTACGGAAACCCAAGTTCGCCGGTTGTTCGGCACGAAGGATTTGACATTGCGACGACTCCGCAGTGGATCTACTGCCGCCATCAGATGAATTTTAACCCGATTTCGACTTCAGAAGTGGATGCTCCTGAGATAAAACTGGCTTGCTGGAAAGGTTGGCAGCAGAACATCGTGGCGCGATATTGCCAAACCCAAGTCCTGACGGCGACTGCAAATGGGTGTACTTTACATCCAACAAAAAGCAAGTCGATGATGTACGCCAAAGGGTCTGCTCGTAGTCGAAGGAAATGATCATGGACTGTCTGGTTTGCTGGCTGGCAACATTTGGATTTGCTTTCTCCATGGCGTTGACGCATGGTCCGCTGGGTCTGTTTAAGACGATTCGGGAGAAAGTGAAGGCTCGCTTCGGCGAAAAACACTGGGTGACAATCGGAATTGGGTGTCCTGTCTGTATAAGCATGTGGGTCGCCATTCCGTTTACGATAGCCTCCGGTGGAGGCATTCTGATGTGGGCGTCGAGCTTGGGGTTCACCTGCGCTGTGACAAGCATCAGTCCCGATTAAGTCCACTGCCCGGGCCATGGTGTGATTCCTTCGCACTTCCATGGAGACGCCCCCGGGCAGTGGCAACCACACTTTGAGGAGATCTGTCGTGAAAAAAGCAAGCTGGAAAACAACAACCGCCGGTATCGTCGCGGCGTTGAGTATTTTGTTCCATCAGGCGAATGCACTGCTGGATGAAGACCCGAAAACTCTGTTCGATGCGACGCAGGTCACAGCAGCAATCGGGATGTTGTGGATGGGATTTTCTGCTCGTGACAACGACGTTACGAGCGAACAGGCGAAGGCCAAGTAGTTTCACAGTTCAGAAAGGCGTCTCATGAACAATTTGAACAAGCAGGCCCAACTGGCCGCTGATCGCGTCGATGCAGCAGCAGTCGGGCTGGATCCGTTTACGATCCTCACCATCATCACGCAGGTTCTTCCGATGCTGGCTTCGTGCTGGAATCGCAATGACTCTCCGGATCCGGCAGAGTCGCGGAAGAAGTTGCAGGCGTATGCGGACAAGAACCCGCAGGCATTGCTGAAGCGAACAGCTCGGCGAGTTCGGGCAGAGGCCGACGCGAACATCAGCAAGATCGAATCCTTTGATATCGCCAGGGCGATTATTGAGCAGGCATTGTCTGCAGATGACGAGACGGTCGCAGCCTGTTGCGCGGAAGCACCGGAGGGATTATGAAAGAGTTATTCGTAATCCTGACTGCGTGCTTTGGGGTGTTTCTTGCTGCAGTTCAGGACGAACCAACGGTTCTGAAGCCCGCCCCAGATCAGATCAGTGAAGGTCCACAGATCATCTTTCCGACGATCCCAGTCATCGACGAGAAAGACATTCCGGAAGAAGACCTGCCGGTTCCTCCTCCTCGTCCAAAACGAGGACCGGAATTTGTCTCGAAGCTGAATGAAGAGACGTGGCTTGTGATTGAATCGCCTGGGCCGCTGATGATATTCGACTTCCCGGAAGGACTGGTCGAAGTTGATTCGGACGAAGGCGCGCGACCAATGAAGGTCAAAGGAAAGTTCGCTGATGGAACGGGCAAGGTTGAAACCCGCACATTCACCAGCAAGCACTTGTACTTCGTCAATGCGCTGAAGTCCGGTGAGATGGAAATGCTGATCATTCCCGAGGGAGCGATCAGCAAGGAGCAGTCCCAGCGACACAAGATTGTCGTCATGGGTCAAGGCCCGATTCCTCCGCCGGGACCGGGGCCAAAACCGGAACCCGATCCGGAGCCAATGCCAGTTCCGACGGGGAATGTGGTTATCGCGATTGTCGAAGACGCACAGAACCGAAAGCCCGACACAGCGATTTTGCTGAACGCGATGACGAGTTGGAACTCTCTGAAGGACGCCGGAAACGACTGGCGTCTTTATGACGTTGCGACCAGCGAAACAAAAGGTAAGCAAGCAGTCGAGGATGCGAAGTCTGCTGAACTTCCGGCGATGATCATTCGCGACAAGGAGACAGACAAGATCCTGCGAGTGATTCCGCTGCCGAAAGATTTCGACTCGCTGAAAAGAATTCTTTCCGAACTGGGGGTGAAAGGTGTCTGAGGAAATCGAAGAAATCATTGATGAGACTGGTGAAGTTCGCCGACTCGGATCTCTGGCTCCTCCGGAGGGATTCGTCTCGGCGTTCAATACGTTTGAGCAGGAGCATCCCGTCTGGGATGATTCCGACATCAAACGAGTCGTGACAAATTCCGACCGCACTCCGCGCAGGACAGTGTTTACGAAGGAGTGGATTCAGAACCAGAAAAGTCATGGGAGCTGTAACGGTTACGCTGGGGCTGGAGCACTGTCGAAAGCCCGCTTCCTGCGAGGAATCCAGGACAAACTGAAACTCTCTGGCGCGTTCATCTACTCGCTGATCAACGGTGGGCAGGACAACGGCTCGGCTCTGGAGAGCGGGCTGAAGGTCATCGGCACTCACGGAGCCCCTCCAGAGGCCTTGGTTCCATGGAACATGATTTATCCCAAGCAGCAGCCTGCGAACGCCAAGGCAGAAGCCCTGAAGCATCGTGGTCTGAAATGCTACGCTGTGCAGACCAAGCAGGGATTCCGGACGGCTCTGGCCGCTGGCTTCCCTGTGATCGTCGCGGTTCAGGCCGGACGCAACTTCCAGCGACTGAATGCCCAGGGAATTGCCTCGGAGGATTCCGGCGGCGGGAACCATGCGATCCACTGCGACGACATCAGGATCGTTGGTGGGCAGGAAGTGTACGATACCTCTAATTCGTGGGACGTGACTTACGGCGATCAGGGACGAGTTCTGCTGACGTGGGATTCTTTTGAGCAGACTTTCGGTCGGCATCGGTTTTATGCAGTCGCTAGCACTCTCGAGGGTGAATAGTCATGCAAAACGTCGTCTTCCTGCTTCTGTGCTGTCTTTCCGGGCCTCCGGAGATCTTTTCGGCCACCGGCATCTACGCTGAAAAGCCGAAAGCAACTCCGGCTCCCTACCTCCTCATGTTCACCGCAGAATGGTGCGGACCATGTCAGGCATGGAAGAAGTCCGGAAAGAAGAAGCAGATCGAGGAAGCCGGCGTTTCGGTGACGTTCGTCGACATCGACAAGAATCCAGAGTACCGGATCGTCGGAGGACCGCTTCCAGCAGTGGATCGGTTCCCGACGTTCTGGCTGATGATTCCACCAAACCCAAAACCAGTCAAGGTCTGGACCGGCACGGTTTCGCACACGGACGTGCGGGCGAATCTTCGCCTTCGCCGGTCAAAGGAAGACCTGGACAAGTGGATTCGCAGCCATTACACACCGGAAACACCACTGAATACGGTCATGAAGGATAATGCCGAGGTCTGGAATCATCTCATTGATGGGACGGGCGGAACGCACACTTTCACAAGAGATCAGGTGTACGGGCTGGATTTGTGGGTCAGTTTGGCACTTCATGATGCTGTGCATTCCGGAAAGTTGACTCCGTTTGTAGACTGACACGAGTCCCACTAAGGGGTTCCGACGACAAGATTCCCGTAATAAGGGATGCCGAAGGTGAGCGATGAGCAGCAGCAAAAGCCTGACAACGTGGATAGAATTGATTTTCGGCTTCCGTTAGGGATGGGATTTTCAGTTTCTGGGCGAAATGCGTCTAAGCTATTTTGGGCAGTTGGCATGACTGCGATTATCATTGCCCTCGGTTGGGCGATCGCAAATGTGATTGGAGCGTTAAATGGGAATTCAACTGGGATTTCTGGGGCTGTTGGTTGGAATCGGCGTTGCCAGCACCAGGCTGATTTACCACGATGGTCTGACTCGGCAGTTTCACAGAATGGGGCGACACTGTCAGATGCTGTCAGTTCTGATGGTCGTGACTTCGCTGTATTCGGCTAGCATTGGATTCAGCATTCACGAACAATGCATGCGTGAGATCAAGCAGAAAGACGCGCAGATCAAGGCGATCGCCAATCAGAAGTTCTCTGAGGATGTTTATCGCGGTTCAGATGTTGTGCTGACAACTGCTGGTGGTAATAAGATTTCGATAGGGGCGAATGATGGCCTGCGAACTGGAACAGAGTATCCTGGATGCTGCAGCAGCGAACTACGATGCTGTCATGATTCTGAAGGCAGCGAATACCGCCGAGGGCCAGCAGATTGCTATGCAGGAGATGGCAGCACTCGGTCAGGTCATGATGGCTTACTGGTTGGTGCAAAACTGCTTGGCGAACTCAGGGGGCGGATTGATGGCTTATTCTCCGGAGGAGAGCAAATCGCTACTGACGAGCGTGCCGTCAATTTCTGAGCTGCTCGAGTTTCAAAAGAATGTTCTGCCTGGGCTGTTGAAGTCGCGGTAATTGAAGATCGGATCGTTGATCCGCTGTTGATTTAGGGGGACTCATGAACGGTTACGAAAAAGCTCAGGCACTTGGACTTACCGGAACCGACGCGGAAATCGTGGCTGTTCTGAAGACGTTGACAGTGTCAAATATCGCTGTTGATGCTGTCCGTGTTTGGCTCCGGGAAAATCTGCTGTGGTTTCGGTCTAGCCCGACAACGATGGGCGGAGCGATTCAGGATGTCATAGAATCACCATCGACACCAGACGAAACGAAACAGCAACTCGGCATTTTCTGGAGTGCGGTGTTTGGTGATGGTGCTCAAAACCTTCTGACGACTGTTCCGACATGGGCCGGGTTGGTTTGGCAGATCATTCAGGGGCTAACTCAGGCCGCTCCGAATGCGGCTGCGTTGGTCGATTCGTTTTATGCTCTTGACGGCGGGCGTCTTTACAAGGAATTGACAGTCGAGCAATTCGCAGCACAGCGAACTGCGGCGAGCGAGGAGACAGTGAAGGCCGCGATTCGTTCTATTGCATTTGAACAGCTCAACGAAGTCGTGAACCCTGCAATTGCATTGGGCGTTAAGGCAGACATCGTCACGGCTTTGCGTGCTGCTGCCAATGCCGTGGAGGCTGGCTGATGTCTTACCAGTCCACAGTTTGGCTTGGATCTGTCGCGGCCCTCTGTCCATCGCAGGATTCAACAGGCGACGGCACAACAACGCTCACCGACTTTACAGGAATTGGTAGTGGCACCCTGACAAATATGGATGCTGCTACCGATTGGGTTACAGATGACGGCAAAAGATGTTTGGACTTTGACGGTGTCAACGATTACGCGGCAACGCCTCAGTGTCCGGCAGGTGCGCTGAAATGCCTAACTATTTCAGTTTGGTTTCGCAGAGTGGCAACAACTGGCAACGGACTGTTTATCGGTATTGCGAACGCTATCAATAGTGCCTCGGAGCGAGTTCTGATTTACCATTTTTCTGACGGGAATGTCTACCTCCAGATCGACGGGGCGTTCGGCTATTTCGCACAGTCGCTGACAGATCAAGGCTGGCACAGTCTCGTGATGCAGTTCGATGGGACGCAGACTGGAAACGCGAATCGACTAAAAGCGTGGGTCGACGGATCAGCAAAGACGCTCACATTTTCCGGAACCATTGCGGCCAATATTAATGCAATAACGACACCGAGGCTCTTTGTGGGTCTGATCGCGAATTCGCCAACGATCTACGGCGCGTTTCGCATGGATGACTTACGCATTTTGCCCAGACTTTACACGACTGAAGAACGTGCAGAAATTGACGCAAGTCGTGGTGGAACGTATGCGGCGGCTTCAGGTGGTGGGGTTCGTGCGGTTAATGTCAGAGGAGGGGCCGATCAGTGAAACTCAAACGAGGCTCTACCTCAGTTCGCAGGCTGATTTTTATTGCTGATTCAGCGAGTACGGTCGGGGCTGGATTGGCAAATCTTGCTTTCGATACGGCATCGCTGGTGGCTTATTACTTTGCAGGGGATCTATCCAACGAGGTGCAAATCACCTTGGCGACAGCAACGCTCGGAACGTGGACAAGCGGTGGATTCGTGGCCGTCGACAATACTAACATGCCTGGCTGGTACGAGATTGGCATTCCGAATGCTGCTTTAGATGGCGGAAACGAATGTGCCATCCAGTTGCGCGGGGCCGCGAATATGGTCCCTGTTAATATCTACATTGAGTTGGACACACTCGATTATCAGACAGCGGCTGGTGGGGCTGTGATGCCGACGACTGCAGGCCGGACGCTATCGGTGTCGGCAGCAGGAGCAGTGGAACTGGACTCCTCTACTCAAACGCAGATCACAAACATTGAAAACAACGTAGCGTCTATCGCGTCGGTATCGACGGAAGCATTTTAAGTTAGATATAATAACCTCGGATCGTTGATCCGCTCGGCGCGCGAAACATTGGGATTCGTGAAAAAGTGACTCCGCTGCTCATTGGGGTAATCAGGTGAAATTATGACACCAGTTGAATTGAAAGCCCTCATTGAATCAGACGCAACTGCGGCGGCCTCAGCAACTCTTGAAGATTGGGTTGCTGTTGCGTCCCGAGCGTCGGCAATATCGCCCCCATTGCTTCGCGAGACTCCGCTATCGGAATTGTCCGTGCTGCGACTGTCGTCTGATCCAGTTGCGGCGGAAACAGTGCTACAGCAAATTGAACAGGTGGCTGGACAAAATCCTGTTGTGGCTCGCGTCTTGAAATGGATGAAACCCGAATCTCAACGCGGGCTCGATTTTGGAGATCCGCGAGTCCGAACAATGCTCACGATGCCAATCAATCAGGGCGGCTGTGGATTGTCGGAGGAGCAAGCCAGGCCACTCCTCGCGGCAGCAGAATATCAACCCGAAATCACACCGCTGGAATGCCGTGTTGCTATGAGAGGTGCATGAGATGGCCAATTTGATTTATATGCTTCCCGGCACTCCAATCACATGGAAGGACTCCGGCGGCGATAAGGTGATCACCGCACAGAATCTTGCATTTGGTGCTGGTCGCGTTGGGGCACAGCATGATCGTGGGGCAGGAGCGAAAGCAAAGCTGCACGAAATATGCGTTGTGTGTCAATGGACGGCATCGCCTGCGGTTGGTGACGCGCTGAATCTGTTTTTGCTTGAGTCTGACGGAACGTTTATCGACGACAATGTCGGGGCATCCGATGCCGCGTTGAGCGTTCAGCCTGTATCTGGATTTGTCGGTTCTGTGATCGCTAAATCAGCGAGCGGAGCGACAAACTTCATCGCGAGATTTAGAGACTACCCGCTGACGCAACGTTATGTGTCTCCAGCACTTTGGAACGCTTCGGCGACAAAGAACCTGCAGAATACCGCAAACGTCACTTGTATCATTATCACGCCGAATCCGGATCAAATCCAATAATGGCAACGCCGACGTACAATTCCGGATTCTATGCACCATCACGTGGCGGGGAACCAAAGCTTCCGTCGTTGTGGAGAGGTTGCGTCGGTGCGTGGGCACCATGTCTCGGTCCGACTGGATTGACGCTCCGAGATTGGAGCAATTTCAAAAATCACGGCACGTTGACAAGTGGGGCACAATTTGGCATTCGTTCAGGACGGAATGCCGTCGTGCTTGATGGGTCTGATGACTACGTCGATATTGCCAATGCTGGCTCTCGTATTGCCTCAAACGACAATCACGCAGTTTCTATTTGGTTTTCGGTGTCGAGTTTTGCGAACTCACCTGTCCTTTATTCGTGGTACGAATCAACTATTAATGACTTGGGATTCTTAGAATTTAACTCGACAGGAACGCAGATTTTTTGGGGCGTACGCCGCACTATTGCTGGCCAACCCAGTTTTCGCACATACACGGGCGTCAACATTGGGACCGGTCTAAATCACCTGTTGCTGCAAAAGACCGGAAGCGGTGACGCAGGCAATCTATACCTAAACGGTGTTTTGCTGTCGTCGTTTTCGGGCGTGCTTTACAGCACTCCCTCGCAATTGTCGACGCTTTGGCTCGGAAAGTATGTGACAGGTGGATTTGGGACAAGCGGAAGCGTTTACGAGTTGTCAATGTTTGATCGCAATGTAGAGCGTCAGGTGTCGCTGTTGTCACGTCGGCCAGGCGTGGCGTTTGAAAAAATGTATGCAAATCGCGGATTGCGAATCGGGAATCGTCGTCGTCGTTTGCTGGTAGGAGCAGGATCATAATGTGGGCTAAACAAAGCACAGCAGCGACATTGATCGTTGGGCCGATTCTCGACAGCACCGGAGCAGAGTACACGTCTGCGGTGATCGGGGATTTGTCGATCAGTAAAAACGGAGGCACTCTCACCGCATTGGCGGCAGCAGCGACACTGACACATATCGCAAACGGGCAATACTCGCTCGTGATGACGACTGGCAATCTCGACACGCTTGGACGACTGCAGATTACATGCAATAAGTCTACCTATCAGATGCCGCCGGTCGGGCTAGTGGTTGTGCCTGCGATGGTGTTTGATTCGATGGTTTTGGGGACCGATGTTTTGCAGTCGGACACGATCCAGTTCGGTGGCACAAACGGAACGTTCGACGCTGGCAAACCAACAGTGGAACTGGACTCCTCTACTCAAACGCAGATCGACGAAATCCAAGATACTGTCGATTCTCTCGGTACAGTCACCTCAACAACGGTCGAACGATCTGTCTCAGACACGAACGCAATCACATTCTCATGGCCAGTTTCAGGAGCGACAATCACAGGAACTCGCTCTCTCAACAACGGAATCTACGCTGCTATTGAAGGAGCGATTGCATTCTTGCGAACGGAAACAGGGAAGCACTATTACACGCTCGCATTCGATGCTGATGACCGTCCTGCGGTCGAGGGTCAGGTTCGGTATAAATTCGTCGATGGAACGTACACACGGTATGTGGTCGTTCGAGTCGAGCCTGACTTAACGCAAGCCCAGGTCAATGCTCAAGTGCTTGACGTTCTCTCGGTCGACACCTTCGCTGAACTCTCCGCTCCGCCAGCAGCAACGAGCAGCCTGAAGGACAAAATCACCTGGCTGTTCATGTATGCTCGCAACAAGGTCACCCAGACTGCACTCGCAAGAACCCTGTACCGCGACGATACGACAACGGTTGCCGGAACGTCAACAACTTCCGATAACGGGACGACATTCACGAAGGGTGAGGACGCATGACGACCACGGCAGCAAAACGCAGCGCTGCCGCTGGGGTTGCGCTGCCGGGATTCGTTACGATCCCATTCGCGAATGGAACAGACGATCAGTCGTCGCGGTGGCACGGCGCGTTCTGCTATTTCATCGGGCAGGGAGATCTGCCGATCCCGACGGTCGGCTGGACAGCGTCTGGACGCGAGCGAGTGTTTAAGGCAGAATCTGTGTCTCGAGTGTTCGCGGCATCTCGCAATCCTCGTGTGTGGCGGTTCAGGGAGAGAATGTGATGTCGGAATATCCGGATTGCTACGAGTCCAGCAACGTGCTGTGCAAGCACAGTCGCGCAACGATCACAGTTTACCTCGACCTGAACAAGAGACTGCCACCAGATGTGACGGTGTCAAATCCTACGGCAGATCCTGTCGACGCGACACTGACCGTCGAGGACGTGTCAACAATCGACGTAGATACAGTCGTGGAGTCGGATTCGGGATGCAGCGGGCTGACTTTGGTGGCAGGTCGTGCGATCCAGATGACGATCTCAGGCGGAGAAGCCTCGGACGACGAATCGATCGTGACAGTTGGCTTCGATATCAGCAACGGCGATCAGGATTACCTGGACTGCCGGATTCTGGTGGGTGGTGTCAGCGCATAAAAAACGGAGCCATCCTTGGCTCCGCCGGACTCCGTTCAGGATTACTCCGCAGCAGAGTCGACGATGTTCAATCGCCCTGCATCATGCATGCGCTGCAGTTCTTCCTTGTACTTCATCTTCATATCTGCGGCGGCTTCAGGGCTAAGAGTAGCCGTTCGAGTTGGAACGACGACCGAGTAATCCTTACCTGATGACGACTTCTCAACTTTCAGTCCCAGCGACACATACGCCATTGTGTGAGGGACGTTCAGTTGACGGAAGAACTTCCGGATCGGCATGATCGACGTTGGGCCAAGCTGGATCCGCAATGGAAGAGCTTCGTTCCTTCGGAGGACGTAGAGGATCTGATAGTCCTTCGCCTTCTTGCCCTTCGAGCCGGCCTTCGTCGAGCTTCCGAACTCGCAGTAAGGCAATTTGTTCGGGCCATCCCAGTAAAAGTACCGAACGGGATTCCCTTCAGCATCCTCACGCAGGGCTCCGGCTTCTCGCAGAACGTCTGCCGGCACTTCGTGATTCGGGAGAACCTCCTGCATGTCCGCAGGAACTTCCGCCCAAGGAATATTCAGCCGAGCGTACTTCATATCGTCAGAGACGAGCACAGGCTTATCGTCGGACGTTTCGTCGGCCTTCCAGAGAATCCCCTTGTTACAACGGAACACGATCACGCCTTCGATCGCTGCCGTGGATTCCATCCCGTTGGCACCGTTGATGGTCCAGAACATTCCTCCTCCGGACGGAGTCTTGACTCGGGGAAAGTCGGACTCCAGAAATCCTCCGCCATCGCCGTTTTCCAGCATTGCTGCTGCCAATTCGCTGCCATCGGCAAGAACTGAGAAATCGGACTTCTGATACTGCACGAGTGCTGTGGACATTGAACACCTTTCGAAAGGAAACATTGGGTACTGGCGATTTGCCAGAGCCGCCTCGCAGGATTCGAACCTGAAGTTTCGGTCATGACTCCGAAACACCTCTCCAAGAGGCCACTTTGGCGTAAAATAAAATCCCGCAGAAACACGGCAGGGTACTCTCCTGCATTTCCGAATTGCCCTCGGAGTCCTGTAGTTTGAACGACGTGTTTCTTTGGAAGACTATTGTCAGGCTGTTCTCCAGACCCTGACTTTCTTTTCAGACTTACCAATCTTCTCGATGCGGAACGACCAGTCTTTGTATTCGTCGTTCTTCTTGAACTGGCGAATGCAGGCATAGACTGTCTGGTACGACGCATTGATATCTGCGGCATCGTCAACTTCCATATTCTGGAAATTGTACTCGCGCGGACGACCAACTTTCGCGGGATCCGGAGGAGTCAGTCCTTTGGTAATCTTCATTTCAGAACTCACGATCTATAAGAGATTCTCGGCTTCTCGATCACCGAGATCAGGTTCAAAACGGAAGGGTCAAGCTGTTCGCCGTTGTCTTCGATTTCCTTTATCCGCGACCGCAGGGTTGCTGCGTTGTAGTCGCGTTTCACAATGTCCGACGTATCAGGGCATTCCGCCAGAGCCTGGATAAATGCCTGCTTCGCCTCGGCCTTCTGTTCTTCCGTCGCATTCTCCGGATACCGGATCGCATAAAACTTGTCGACTCTGGTGTACAGAGTCTTCCCGGAATCCAACTTTATGCATGGAAGAGTCTCGTCTGCCATCTTATCCAAAAGCTCCTGCTCGAGACTTTCGATCTCAGCAGAGACTTCTTTTGTGTCAGCAGCCGCCTTGTTCTTTCGATCAAGCAACTTCTCAAACTGCCTAGCCAACTCACCAATACTCGGCATACGGTATTCCATTTCTAAAACGAAGTCAAGAAAAACTGTAGGTTATTTTAGACTATCGGACGTGCTGACCGCTGTTGATTTTGTTACACCTGGCCGCGTCAGAAACGCATGACGGAAAGCCCGATCGACGCCGGCAAAGCATAGTCGATCGGGCTTTTTTCATGCCTTTTCTTTCCGTCTTCGTCGCTGCATCGATCTGCGTTTTTTGGCTTCGAGCATCACGTCTTGGAGAAGACGACGAAGCGGAACCGCAAACGGGTTTTTATTTCGCTCGTAAAGCCATTCGATTCTGTCTCTGATTGCAATCATGATATCGGTATGGTTATCCGCTGCTCAGCGCCTAGAGGAACGCTCAACCGATAGTCAATTACTCACTCAGAATCACATAGAAATCAACACTGTCGAGATCCCATCCCCAGGCATCGCCGTCAGCCGTCTCGATCTCGAAATAGTCTTCATCGAATCGAATCACAATCACAGAGAACTCGTAAAACCAATCGTCGACAGCCCTCATTCTGCTGTTACGAATTCGGCTTTGAACTGGGACCGCTACTAACAATTGAGTGCAGTCATTCCACAGCCGTTTTGTGTCCATCGCCTGCCAGCCAACGACGCAGGCAGGAAGCCGTGACGGTTCTGGCTTGTGTTCTGATGTCTTCGCTGCTGTATCGCCTTCTGCCATTTCTTCTCATCCAAAAAACTATCGAACTACAAGCTCGGTGTTAAAAACCAACAATCAGCGGGCCTTGAATCCCGCCCCGCAACAAGGCTTAAACGCTCCTGCGCATCGGGGCAGCCTCTTGGGTGCCAGTCGCTTGCATGCCTCTCGGCAATGCGAAGCTGGTCGCACAACCACCAGAAAAGTCATCTCTCAGACTACGGATGGAATCCATGATTGTTGATGTTTCCAATTCAAACGCGGACCAACATAGCTCTGCTCACGCCACTGACCGGGGCGGGATTCGAACCCGCAAGCATTCATCCGCCGAGTCTGATTCTGTGCTGGAATCAATTCCCTTGAGGCGTCTACCATTCCGCCACCCGATCAGCAGCAAACATTTCAAGGACTCATGATGGAATCGAACCACCGTCTTCCGGCTTATCGCCAGCCCTCTGCCATTGAGGTAATGAGTCACCACTATCGGAACGGAATTCCTCTGTTACTTTGCCTCGTGTCGCGGCCTTAACTTCACCAGCGTTGCCACATCCTCGCACACCGCAACGATCGGAAGATGTCCGCCCAAAGCATCGCGATCCCAAAACGCATGAGCACCATCACGATAAGGCGTATACACTTCACCGTCGCAAATGGGAGGCTCACCATTTCCGCCTCGGACTTTGGTTCGCGAAATCTCCAAGGATCGTTCCCGTGGATTGCCCTCAACGTCTGTCGACCGGATGTCAAGTTCACCCAACGGAAACACAAGGCTGTAAACACATTCCCGCTCATACCATGATTCGCCGCTTTTCACCCACCGCAACTCCAGTCGTGGACAAGGCATCGCAACTGCTGTATTCATCGTTTCCCCTTTGTTTTTGCGCCCACCGAATACAAGTTCCGCTGTTACTCGCCCAACAGTTTACGCATCCTGTCGAAACACCTTGGGGCTCGCCCACTCGGCAATTCCTCGCGATAAAGCCGTTCGATCTCATCCCACGAATGAACCAACCGATCCCATTCGCCTGACTCTGCTGACATCATGGAAAGTCTGTCGCGAAACGCTGGCACAGCCTCCAGCAGACCGAGGCATCGTCCGAAGTCCGATGGATCGTGCGGATGAGCGTACTTTGCCCCCAGTGTCTTTCCTGTCAATACGTGAGCCATGTACTTCGAGGACAATCCTGTCCTGTCACTCGCCAGCCATGCCGTTAGACCCATTCCAGCACTGACTGCAACGTCGGTTTGCATTGCCGTGCAAATGTCTGTTGCTGCCTGAATTATCGCGTTCGTCTGTCTCTCGTTCGTCGATGAGATTCCAAACTGCTTTTCAAGCATGGACGCAATCGCGTACAACAAAGAAATCTGGTTCAAAGACTGCGTCATGACATTCCCCAAAAGACTATCGAATACAAGTTCCGCTGTTCATCACTCCCAATACCGCAACCTTTTCGGCAACCCACTCAACTGCACAGTATTCGTAGAAACCTTCGACCTAACCACGATAGCCGCGTCAGCCACTCCATCCAGTAGCGGACTCTCGAGATGGTTTTTCAACGATTCTACTACTGTTCTTAATTTTGTCCAGCCCGCATCGTCGAGAAGTGTATTCTTTGACTCAGATTTTCTTTTCCACTTGCTATAGATCTCGCAGTACCAGAGCAGTACTGCAGGGAATCCTTTTGCCTTAACGGAAATGCCGACGTACTTCTTGATCTCTTCGCGAACCTGCTTCCGAGAGAGCTTTCGCATCCACCATTCCAGTTCGTAAGTCGCGATCGCCAGCTTAACTGTCTCGGGAATTTCAGGTTTCGGATCACGGCTGTAATCTTTGGTCATCAGAACACCTCCTCATCAAACAGGTCCATCAGTAACGCATCCACAATGTCGCGCTTTTCCTGCCGAGCTTTGATCAGCTTCTCTTCGACAGTCTTCTTCGCCACGAGGTGGTAATAGATCACGTCCCTCGTCTGCCCAGGCCGATACTGGCGAGCCATCATCTGGTCGTAATCACCAGGCGACAGCAGGCCGGAGTTCAGTGTGATGCCAATGCGAGCCCGAGTCAGGTCGATCCCGGATGATCCGGACTTACACTGAACGCCCATGATGTCGATGTCTTGCGGGTACGTCGCATGTTCAGTCAGATCCTTACGGTTCCCTGAGATCTCGCCGTAACGACGACCGAGGATCTCGCAGCAGCGTTTGACAATCGCCAGATCATTCTTGAACCAGCCATACACGCAGACCGGCTCGTCGATGTCTTCGAGCAGATCCAGCAGAGCCTTGCGTTTCTCTGTGTCCGTGTCGAGTTCTTCGCCTTCAGTGTCCTTGATGAACCCCTGTGAAAGCTGAAGCAGTCGCAGGAACTGCACAGCGCCGTTCGATCCGACGGCTGTCCGGATCTCTTCAGTGGTTTCGCCGGATGCGTTCTCGATGGATCGCTTGATATCGACCATCGACTGCTTGCGCATCTCATTATACAGTTTCCTGCCCTTCGCGCTGAGTTCGACTTCGATGACGATGTCCTGCTTGTCGGGCAGAACCAGAACCTCCGGGCCGATGTAATACCGAAAGGTAGCTATCTTCGCGTTCATCCGGTCGAGGTTGACCCACTTATCAACCTTCTGCGGAATGTACGGATTCATGATCGCGTATTCTTTTTTGAACGCAGTCCAGTATTTCCCGAAGATCTGGTCGTTTAGAAAGCGGGCCTGGCCGAAGATGTTGCCCGGATTGTTACTAAGGGGGGTCGCGGTTAAGCCAGTACGGGAACCGGCGCGAGACCCTAGCTTCCACGCATTCTTACTACACGCTGCGCCAGCAGACATTAACCGCTGCGATTCATCAGCAACAATCTTTTCCCATGTGTACGATGAGAAGACTTTCAGCAAATCAGGACGCCAGAAAGACTCGTAAGTCACTACGAAGACAAGAGGTCTTTGATGAGACTTCTGCAGGTTAATCGCAGTCGACACAATCAAAGCTTTGTCTTTTGATGATCCCTTATCCAAAACAATCACATCAAACTCGTCAGGAGCATGCTTGAAGAACTCCCTTCTCCAAACCCCCATGACCGCTGACGGGCAGAGGATGATCGTGCGTTTGCTTCCAGTTGTGGAAATCTTACGCATGTGAGATACAGCCATGAAGGACTTTCCGCCTCCGAGACATGCGTGAAGGAGCGAGTATTTGTGTGTGTTCAAATACTCAATCCCGCCCGGCTGATGACTCCAGGTCTGCTTCTTTGGTTCCATGACGTTCGCTGAATCCGTATTTTGACTCAGCGTCTTTTCTTGCTGCGACTGCATCTTCGAAACTCTCAAATAGCCCTAGATAAATCTCACTCTTTCCGCACTTAATTCTTGCGTTCCACTTCTTTGCCAGCTTGTGCCACCGAACTCCAGTCACTCCAGAAGAATTTTTCGCGTTGAGTTTTTGATTCATCGCGTTCTGGCGGTTCGTAACCTCGCTTAAATTACTGATACGATTGTTAATACCATTGCCGTCTTTATGATCGATCTGCATGCTCGGCCAACGACCGCAATGCAAAAGCCACGCAACACGATGCGACATGAACAGTTTATGCCTTATGGACACAGACCTATACGTCATTCCGTCAGAGTCAGTCCTCTGCGTTCCGGCTTCTTCGCCGACATTCTTTCCCATCCAATAACATCGACGAAGAATCAAGCCCGTCTCCGCATGGTAAAAGAAAAGCCTTCTCGCCTCTTCAGCGACTTCCTCTGTCTCTCGTTCGGCAGGCGTCTTTCTCATCCCTTCAACCTCCGTCGCTGTTCAATGATCCGGTCCTTCTTGCTCTTCGCGGCACGCTTTTTTGACCGAACAACCATCGCATCGAGTATGTTCACCAGATCACGATTGTGCTGAGTCGCCCAGAGCCGGACATTCAGAGCAACCTCGTTGTGAACTCCGCCACCGCACGCATTCAGCCCCAGAATCATCACCCGGATGATGTCGTCAACATGCTCATCCGGTACTGCAAAGACTTCACTGCCCATCTTCAGCCTCTTTCTTAATTGCGTCCCAAACTTCCTGCCGATGCACAGCGATATCCGCTGGTGCGTCGATGCCGATGGCAACGCCACCATTCCGAAAGTCGACGATCGTTATGACGATGTTGTCGCCAATCAGAATCTTCTGGTTTTTCTTCCGTGCAAGTATCAGCATTGAAATCCCTTTCATCCCAAAAAAGAATCCGGATCCACTCCGTAAACCAGCAGGTTCAGGAACTCAATGAATCCGACCAGTAAAATCACAGCGATGATCCACATGCGAGGCATCCTACAAAAGTCAAGAGTCGTGTCAAGAAATATTATCGAAAAATTCTAGGACAAGACTTTACTGATTTTCTGTCGATGGATAGGCTACCATGCCGGAAAACTTTGTTTGAGGAGAATCTCTGTGAGTGTTGCGTCCAGTGATGTGTTGCAGTTGGTGGAATTTGGCCTGTATCCGGTGCGTCTGCATTATCCGGTGTTCGAACAGGATCGGGTTCTTTGTTCGTGTGGACGCGATGACTGTAAAGCCCAGGGCAAACACCCCGTCGGCAATCAATGGGGCAAATCTGCTACGCAGGATCCGGAAGTCATCTCAGAACAGTGGGGCGAGAAGCCGTGGAATTGCGGGATCATTCTGGGTCTGTGCCACGGCATTCCCGAAGAGCAAGCAGTCATCGACATCGAAGATGATACGCTCGAAGGCCGAGCGATGGCAGACGCTCTTCTGGCCGATTACCCAGCGCCGACGTACACGTCTGGCAAGAGCCTTCACAGAATTTATCGCTGGTGTTCCGGCCTGCCGCCTGTCGCTAATATGACCATCAGCGGTCTCGAGTTTCGCTTCGGAGGCAAGGGCAAAGAGACGCAATCCGTCGCGCCACCGTCAATACACCCGAGCGGGAAAACTTACCAGTGGCTCGAGGGTAAATCGCCATCCGACATCCCGATCGGGAAGTTGCCGCAGCATGTCGTCGATTACCTGTGCGAGGAGTACGCTCGTCAGGGCTCCGTGGCTCCTCGTGGGGCGTCGACGACCGATGCGACGAAGTTCCGGTCGCCCATGGGCAAGATCGGGCCCGGCGCTCGTCACCATAGCCTCCTGAAGTATGCGAACAGTTGTTGGCGGGATGCATTGCTGAAGTACGGGATCAATGGGCTGGAGGAGCAGGAGGCGATTGATCAGGTGTGGATGTGGCTGGCAGGGGCGAACCTGCTGGTCTGCGATCCGCCGAAGACCGAGGCGGAACTGCACGTCATCTTCCAGAGTTCTCAGCGGTTCATGCTGGGCGAGTTCCAGAAGGAGATCGAGGCGAATACGGATCTGACGGATCCGCAGCCGGCAGACAATTCTGATCGGACGCTGGGCGGGTGGTTGCATCGGCACGGGATCCGGATGATGGCGGATCCCCGGGTGGAGTCTGGCGCGAAGAGCATCGACCGGATCGACGAGTGGCAGTGTAACTGGTCGATGAAGTTCGTCACGAAGGCCGACGAGGAACTGGTCGCACTGAAACTGCCGGACATGGACAAAGAAATCCTGATGAAGCAACTCGAGTTCGAATCGCCGGTGGCAGTGGCAAGGAAGATTCAGACGGAGACGAACGGGAAGTGGCAGTTGTCGCGGACGTTCCCGGTGTGGGAGTGGGATTCGATCTGGAAGGGACGCGCAAACGATAAGAAACGAGAGAACGGAATCACCCGAGGACTCCGGGAATACCTGTCCAACTCGGCGAAGGTCGAAGAGAAAGTCGAGAACAGTCTGGCCGAGCAGACGGAGTCGCTGATCGCCGGGATGGTCGGACCAGTCAGTCCGGTCATGGACAAGCTGGACGAAGCCGTCGAACGCGGACACGGGATTCACACATGGACAAGCCGGCTGAAACTCACTCCGATGGGAGACCTGGCGAGTCACAAGGCTCCAGAGGATCCGACGAGTGGCCTGTACGTTCACGAGGAGAAGGTCTGGAAGTTGATCAAGTTCGACGAACTGATGAAGCGATACCGAGGCAGTTATGGCTCCGGCGTTCCGAGCCGAATGCTGACCGAATGTATGGAAAAACTGCGATACCAGAAGAAACACATCAGGTCCGGACCACTCGAAGGACGATGGTATGGGAAAATTGTAGATAAATAGTTGACAAAGTGTTTGTCTGCCGTTAGAGTCCGGTCTGTGGTGTTTGATTCTGGTGTTTTCAGGAGAGTGAACGATGTTCGCAGTGAACCGAAAAGTGGCATGTACGGGTTGTGGAACTCAGTCTGGTCAGTGGATCTTCGAGGAGTTCATGTTTACTGACGGAATCCTCGGGGAGGCTGTTGTCAGCTACGAGGCGAAGTGGAGCGGGCCTTACATCAAGCGGGATCGCCTGCTTGGTATTGGCGAACGAGACGGCGAAATGGAAATCTCCGATGCGAAGATGGCCAGCGTCAAAGTGTTCAACGATGACGGCGATGAAATGCCGTTGACCGAGGACGATAAGTTGGCCTGCTCCAAGATGGTCTTGGGGCGATTCGCGGAAATTGAACGCGATGTTCAGGACTTTGAGATGGGGTTGCTGTGACATCCCTCGCCAAAAAAAAGATCTTCGACTCGCTGGATCTCACGCTCGACACGAACGGAATCGTCTGGGATGGCCAGAAACGCTATCCCTCGACGACGTTCGTCTCGAAGAGGCACTCGCTGCCTTACTCTGCTGTTGTCGTCGAAGGGCAGACGTGGATGATCTGGAAACTCCTGTCGAAGATCTGGTATGAGAACCGGCTGATCCTGACTCGCAGTGGTTCTGTGAGTTCGTGGAAGGCCGACGACACGTTCGTGCTGACGGCGGTCAGTTCGGGAGTGATTACAGATCCGGAAGAGATTCATTTGATCTGGAGCAAATACTGCGCGGGCGTTCCGTGCAGGGACATGGCACGAGTGACCGGATTGGTCGCGTATTGCCGAGAAGACTTTTACAGCATCGTGAAGGATGTTGTTGTGGGAGGAATCAGGGGATGAGCGAGAAAATTAAGTGCAATTTCGGTGAGGCGTTCGGACTCATTGGTGCGGCGGTGTCGATCGTCGAAACAGAGGCGGCGGAATTCCTGCTGGAGGACGAGAAGGCCAAGGTGTTTCAGATTCTGACGGAGGCTTTCGAGGATATGAAGAAGCATCTCAGACGAATCGATCCGATCATCCGGCGAGCGATGACGAATCCCGAGAGCAATTAACGGAGTTCATCGCGATGGATGCGCAACCAGTACAAACCGCTGAACAATTCGCCACGGAACTTCATGCTCGCTGGATGCGGGAGATGTCCGACCGGAAACGTGGCTTCTACGGCGAGCCCGACGATTACTACTACGTTCGCCTCGGGAAACTCGCCAGGCTGTCGGGCACGTTTTACTTGTACAGAGATTCTGACGGAGGATCAGAGAATGCCACGAGACTCCGGGAGTCGATCATTGAGCAAGTCGAGTGAGGTTTCCGTCGGCCAGGTCTTCGGACTGCTGACGGTCGTGTCGTTGCCGTACAGGGTCAGGTATTCGTCGAAGGGGTCGCACTACCTTGTAAGGGTGCAGTGCAGTTGTGGCTCCGACGAGAAGTCCGTGACGGTTCAGCAACTACAGATCAATCGAACGAAGAGCTGCGGGTGCCTGAAGACGAAGAAACATTGGTCCATTATGAACGGGAAATCGGGGAGGAAAGAACCATGCGATTCCTGAGTGTGTGCAGCGGCATTGAGGCTGTCTCGGTCGCCACAGAACCTCTGGGATGGAAGGCGATAGGCTTCTCGGAAATTGAGACATTCCCCTGCTCAGTTCTGGCTCATCACTATCCGAATGTGCGGAATTACGGGGACATGACCCGCTTTGAGGAATGGGACATCAATGAGACAGACTTTGATCTGCTGGCCGGAGGAACTCCCTGCCAGTCCTTCTCCATCGCCGGTCTCCGTGGTGGACTCGCTGACGACAGAGGGAATCTCGCACTCACTTATTGCCGGATACTGCAAAAGTTTAGACCAAAGTGGTTCCTCTGTGAAAACGTCCCTGGAGTGCTGTCATCGAACGGAGGACGGGACTTTGGTTCCATCCTCGGGGCGATGGAAGAACTCGGGTATGGTCTCGCCTACAGAGTGTTGGACGCTCAATACTTCGGAGTTCCCCAGCGTCGTCGTCGAGTCTTCGTTGTTGGATGTCTTGGAGGCTGGAGACGTGCCGCAGCGGTTCTTTTTGAGCCAGGTTGCGTGTCAGGGGATTCTTCGAAGGGCGGGAAAAAGAGGCAAGACGTTGCCGGAACCCTTGCGAGTCGCACTTCAGCAGGCGGCGGACTCGGCACCGACTTCGACTTAGATGGGGGTCTGATTGCGTCCACGGGAAATAGGGCACACTGTTTGAACGCTGGAGGAATGGGTCGGCAGGATTATGAGACAGAGACGATGGTTGTTTCATTTGCACAGAACAGCAGGAACGAAGTGCGGTTAAATGGAAGCGATGGAAGCAAAACAGGAGCTCTTAGTGTTGGTGGAGGAAAGCCCGGACAAGGATATCCAGCGATCGCTGGAAGTGCAGGCGTTCGTCGCCTGACTCCTCGAGAATGCGAACGACTGCAAGGCTTTCCATACGACTACACACTCGTCACTCACCGCAACAAGCCAGCCTGCGACGGACCACGTTACAAAGCCATCGGAAACAGTATGGCAGTGCCAGTCATTCGCTGGATCTGCCAACGTGTTCAGGAGAATGATTGAATGTCGACCAGAGTAATCGTCACCGAAGAAGCCGGCGTCTTCCGGCTGAGAACTGAACGCGGATTCGTCCTGGG